TTGGTGTAAGCCTCAATGTTAGTACAGCCCATCAGCTTATGACTGACATACCTTACCGAATCAATATAGCTAGGTACTCTAAACCTACCATCCGCCATTACCTTGGTGTAACTAAGTAAGTTATCCCTAGCGTAAGTACTCACTAACTTAGCAAGAATATCCTCACCCTAAAGGTGAGAATCCCCTACTCTCTATAACTGTCTGTCCCCTTGTGTAGTGGAAGTTTGTGTATTGGATGTTCATGTGTAGTGGAAGTTAATGCACTACATCTACAGCTAACAGATGTAAAAAAATATCTACCTATCCCGAAGGATAAGTAGATAACAGTTATTCAATGAAGAGGTCAGCTATCACGATGACACCGCCGATAACAGCCACCAATATGTAGGCATATTCAATATAAGACATGATTAAACAATCCTTTCAAAGTCATCAGACATAAACGTAAGGTACTCATCCAAATCTTCGACATAACACCATGTACCATCAGGCCAGTGACATATCCCAGTAATATCAGGATGTGTTGGGTGTTTAGCAGCATCACGGTCCACAGCAGCATCGAATTCAATATCAGTCATAACATTTCCTTAGTTAACTAGGCCACCGAATTAACGATGACCTAATGTGATTACTTAACCTTAGCTACAGGAGTAACAGGAGCAGTACTAGCCAGCTCCAATGCCTCAGTAGCCTTACGCTTAGCCATACGTTCACGACGAGCTTCATCCTCAAACTCACCAGCCATCTCAGCACCTGCAGTACACAAGGACAGAAGACCCTTAGCGAACTGCTCGAATGCCATGAAGAACACAGACATACCAACCCACAACATACCCAATGACTTAAACATAACTAACTCCAATACATACAGACCGACATTGATCCACACCACACACGCAGTGTTGAACTAAGGTGGGGTAGGTAGGCTTGAAATTAATTTAGAGCTTCACTGGGGGGGGGGGTATTTGGTAATTTTGAATTCAGCATGTAAGTACTACAGGCATACCCAGATTAGAAAAATCTGTAAAACCCTACTTACTTTTTCCCCACAAAATTTTAAAAATATCCCATAACCCTAAAATCGGGGATACTCTTACCATATACAACCGATACCCTAACTTATGAACCATCAGTACCAAACTAAGCCAGTAATTGTTGAGGCTGTGCAGATCAGTAAACGTATGGACTTAACTTCACCCGATTGGTGGGCACAAGCTGTACAGACTAATCAGGTACTTGTTTACGGTATGGGTAAGTTCACTAATGATCCTGTCCGTGTGCTGGTTTCTTCGCTGTTCACTGGTGATCAACATGGGGATGAGGGTGATTGGGTGGTACGCACCCATAACAATACTTTGCGAATACAGAGCGCCGAAGTGTTCAGCCATAACTATGTGAAGGTAACAAGATAATGACTACTGCGTTAACTGTTGAACAATTCAAGCAATGTCTGCCTGATAAAGTAAAGAAGTCCATTAACCAAGAGTTAATTGACCAGATCAATGGAACACTCTCTGATCCAGAGATGTATGAGTCTTACCGGGATAACTTACTTAGTTACACCAAGGTAATGGCGGATGGTAGGTTTAAAGTACCTAGCTATATTGATGCGGTAAGGTATGTCAGTCATAAGCTGATGGGCTGTACTAACATTGAGGCTTACACCAAGACTTTCCCTGATAAGTATCAGAGGTTTGTAGCTCAAGGTGTGGTGGCTAAGGATATTGCTTCTTATGTCACGGCCTATAACAAATCCAAGCTGGTTAACCTGATCTTTGAACAGACACTGATTCCAAGTTATGTGTTGAATCAGGATTTGTATCAGAAAGCTTTGAATGTTCAGGCGGAGTTAATGGTTAACAGTGGTAGTGATAAGGTACGCTGTGACGCGGCTAATAGTTTGCTTACTCACTTGAAGATGCCTGAGACTCAGAAGGTTGAGTTGGAGATTGGCATTAAGGAAGACAGTAGCATTAAAGCTTTGAGAGATACCACCATGGCTTTGGCAAGGCAGCAGAGGATGATGATGGAAGCTGGTGCTATGAATGCACAAGAGATTGCCCATAGTAAGTTGCAGATTGTGGATGTTGAAACTGTGGAGATAGTTTCGTGAGTGCAGTGGCTGATGCCTTAGCACCCTGGAAAGTCGAGGACTATCTCAACAAAACCAACTATGTAGTTGATACCAAGTATGTCCCCAGTGACTTTGCTTTGGAGTTTGTTACCTTCATTAAGCTAGTGAATGGTGAGCAGGGGGAAGAGCATAAGACTCCCTTGGTTCACTATCACATGCTGGATACGCTGACTGAAGGGGGTAAGCGGGTTATTAACCTATGTCACCGAGGCATTGCTAAGACTACTGTGATGGGTGAGTACCTGTTCCTGTACATCGCAACCTATGGTGAGATTCCTGGTTTCGGCAAGATTGACTTGGCTTTGTATGTATCTGACTCCATTGAGAATGGGGTTAAAAATATGCGAAAAAACTTGGAGTTTCGCTGGGATAACTCTGACTTCCTGAAGATGTATGTGCCTGAGGTCAGGTTCACGGATATCCGTTGGGAGTTTAAGAACGCTGATGGCAAGATCTTTATTGTTAAGGGTTATGGTGCCAAGACCGGGGTTCGTGGAGCCAAGGAGATGGGTAAGCGTCCGGGCTTAGCGGTACTTGATGACTTGATCAGTGATGAGGACGCACGCTCAGCCACGGTGATCAGTGCGGTGGAAGATACTGTGTATAAGGCGGTGAACTACGCCTTGCATCCCACCAAGAACATGATCATCTGGAGTGGTACGCCCTTCAATGCCAAAGATCCTTTGTATAAGGCAGTGGAGTCTGGTGCTTGGGCAGTCAACGTGTTCCCTGTATGTGAGGCTTTCCCTTGTTCACGGGAAGACTTCAAGGGCAGTTGGCCTGATCGCTTTACTTATGAGTACGTGAAGAAGCAGTACGACGATGCCATGTTGCTGGGTAAGGTGGAGACTTTCAATCAGGAGTTAATGCTGCGAATTATGAGTGATGAAGATCGCATGATTCAAGACAGTGATATTGGTTGGTACAAGCTGGATGCTGTGGTCAAGAACAAGGGCAGGTTCAACTTTTATATCACCACTGATTTTGCTACCAGTGAGAAACAGAAGAGTGACTTCTCATTTATCAGTGTCTGGGCTTACAACAATGTGGGGGATTGGTTGTGGGTGGATGGTATCTGCAAGCGTCAGTTGATGGATAAGAACATTGATGATCTGTTCAGGTTTGCTCAGTTATATAAACCACAGAGTGTGGGCATTGAGGTAACGGGTCAACAGGGTGGATTCATTCAATGGATTCAATCTGAGATGTTGACTCGTAATATTTACTTTGCTCTGGCTTCAGAAGGTAATGATACTAAGCCGGGTATTCGGCCTAATACCAATAAGCTGGTGCGGTTTAATATAATGGTTCCGCAGTTTAAGGCGCGGAAGATGTTCTTCCCACTTGAACGCAAGACGGAAGCGCCTATTGCTGAGATGCTGAATGAACTCAGCTTGGCTTCTGTTTCTGGATTCCGAAGCAAGCACGATGACGCGATTGATACGGTATCAATGCTGTCCTCACTTACGCCGTGGAAGCCTTCTGAAGAAGCACCCATGAAAGAGTCAGATAGTTCGTCAGGTATGTGGGACATTGACGTGGATGATGGTCCTGCTGATCGTATGACTTCGTATATTGTTTAAGGAATCAAATGTATTTATCTGAAATCTTTTCCCAGTTGGCTTATGGTGAGTTGTCTCAGTTGAGTCTGGGAGGTGGTGGTATGGGTCAGATCAACGAGGCTAATTACCCTGCTGTCTTGTCCCATGTGAACCTTGGTTTAACGACGCTACATAAGCGGTTTAACCTGAAGGAAGGGCGGGTGACTATTGAGTTGCAGCCTGAACGGTTTACCTATCCTTTGACCAGTGCCTTTGCTGAAGCCAATCGACGTTCACGGGAACCAGACCGACACATCATGGACAGTCAGGAAGATCCCTTCTTGAATGACATCATGAAGATTGAGCGGGTCTATACAGACACAGGTGCTGAGCTGTCATTGAATGATGAGTCTGATCCATACTCTTGTTTCACACCTAGCATGTCTAGCTTGCGTGTACCTTCTGCTGTGGTGTTGAAGTCACAGGATATCCCTGTTGAGTATCTGACCAGTAACCTGGTAGTTGTGTACCGGGCGAATCATCCCATTATTGAGATGGGTACTACGATCTTTAATCCAGCTACAGTGGAGGTAAGCCTTCCCTATACGCACTTGGAACCTTTGCTGTTGTTTATTGCCAGTCGCTGCCATAACCCTTCTGGTTCAGTAGACCGTATGCACTTGGGTAATAACTATAGTGCTAAGTATGAGCAAGCTTGCCAGCAACTAGAGCAGACGAATATTCGGGTTGATGTAGGTCGTCAGTCAGACCGTTTGCATAAGAACGGTTGGGTATAAGTATGGAAGGTTGGGATGGCTAATAAGAAAGCCCCTTTCGGGGCTTTTCTTTTATATTGCTAACCGCCTCTAGGACGGTTGAGTTTGCAATGTTTGTGCAGAGGGGATTAGATTACGACTGCAACTGCCGCATGATGAATAGCGCGGCTGGCTCGTAAATCAGCTTGTAGCCAAGATTCGTTAGGTGATTGATTGCATTCCCGCCGAGGGATGTGGGACTTGTAGCCCAATCGCTGACAGTTCCGACTAGTGCGTCATCCGTCATCGGTGCGGCTTGGGCTGGTAAGTTATCCCAAAACTCCACAATGCACCCGTCGCTCTGAATACCACCGCCAGTCCCCACATTCCATGATCCACCGCCAGTCCCGTAGATACCCCATCCAACGTAGCCGGGGCCGATATATTGGCAGTCGAAAAACTCAAATACCTTAATCTCGTTCGACGGCGCATAAATGGTCGCTTTGTGGCACCCGTCTTTGTACTCGACGCGCAACTGCATAAGAGATGCAGCCACGCCGTTGGTAAGCGTGACCGTTGCGCCACTGATGGCGACAGCAGAACCACCAGACCAGAAATAAGCCTGAACTGTTGTCCCGGTGACGCGGATCTCATACTGTTTGCCCGTGCCTGTTGCATAGTTGGCGTCATTTGGGTCTGCACGGTAAAACAAAGAAGGTACAGCAGATGCACCACCGGGTGTTACTCCACCCTGTACCGCCCCATCTATCGCAAGCCTTGAGCGATAAAACCGCAATGGCTGACCGCCTGTGGTGTGACGTATCGTGGTTCCAGTTGGGCTATAGGCTGTGCCCACCTTGCTTTCAAAAAACTCTGTTGGCAAATTGGTAGCCGACGTTACCCGTCCAGCCAGTGCAATCTCACCGCTGACATACGGAATCAATGCTGCTGGGTCAACACCCGTGGTAAGCAAGTCGTAAACCCGACCCGCGTCCAGTAATGGCAGTTTGTTTTTGCGTGCCAGCGTCCTCAGTACTTTGTGACACTGGCGCACGATTGATTGAGTGATGCCGCCATTGTCTTTCCCGGTATGACTCGACACCAGCACGATACTTGGACGCTTGCTTGTCCATCTTGCGTGTGCGCCAACATCATCAATGATGGACTGAATGTTTGTTGCGAAGACTGAGGCATCAGACTCATTCAAGTCAAAGTGCAGGAACATCAAATCGGGCTGAAAGGTTGCAACTTTCGCAGCCCATGACGCTGCTGATGTCAGTGCGCCCGAATCATTTTGCCAATTTTCCCGGTACTGC